CCTTGCGCTGTCGGGTGTCAAAAGCGGACTGATCCAAAGAGACACAGATCGAACCGTCGCGGGTAGCGGCTTCGCTCAGCCTTTCACGCATCTTGAACTTATCACGCGCGCGGTACCCAATAGGGCACCACTCACTCAGATGGTTCATACTCTCCAGTATGCTGTCCACAAAACTGCACCTTAAGAAAGAGAAAAAGTCATACCCGTACACCACACGGGTCTTGACCTTCTCGTCCTCCTTTCTGAACGGTTTCACTACAGCACCCTTAAGAGCACGAGCACCTTCAACAAGCTCTTCATCGCTGTAAAGCAGAGAAGTAGCCAACTTTCCCTTTGTCTTCAAAATTTCACCATCCTGCGTGGACATAACGACCTTTCCTTCTAGAGTCGTTGCTCCAGGAGTAGACCAAGCATCGCGAAAGGACACAAAACGCTCAAACGTGTCAAACTTTCCTCCGAACTTGAAGTTCGTACTAACGATACTCGAAATCTTCTGAAGCATACGTGCCTGCAAGTCGGCATCGATGGGCGGTGGAGCACTTCCGATTTCACCCCCGATACCTAGCATAACGTCGACCCTGTTCAACACAGTGTCGTACCCAGCAAGCACGTGTATGTCCATGAAATATGAGACTACCGAGAAGCCAGAGTGGACAGCGTACTCCGTCGCGAGACGGGACACTTCTTTGAAGCACTCAATGGTTTCCTCCTCGGTGGAACGACAGCACAACCTGAAAATCTCTTCGAACCGAGACCACAAGATGTCTGAACCTATTAAATAAAAGTATTTGGCAATGGCGCAACCCCATTTCTCCCCTAGCAGGTCTATCAGTTGCCGCCCTCGGATGCGTTTTACCCCCTTCCTCCACAACCTCTCATCCTTCCTCGAAATGAACGAAGTCGGGTAAGAAGGAGTGACAGTCAGAGGCGGTCCAAACGTAGCCAGCAACGAATCGCAAACTCTACGCTTAAAACCACCCACCCCATCTCGCCTAATACATACGCCACGCAATTTAACATCACAATACAAACCCCTTCCCTGTCCAGAGCTGAAGTTCACACCTTCCCGTCGAAGGTCTGCCGACCGACGGTGTGCGACACTTACTGCCCCAGACTCACGTTCCAAACTACGCGTCTGTCCTACATAAAATCCCGAATCGCCATCCTGTTCACCGACGGCAACTCAGTTTCTCGATCTACAAACCAACCGAGAGAAGGCCCCCAGCGCTTGGGAACCTCCAAATCCCCGATGAGCGAACCCTCGAGGAAATTCCACAAGTAGAGAGGGACGGTGAAAGAAGACCACCCCCCTGCCGACATGTGGGTCGATTTGCCCCAGAGCTTGACCTCCGGGGATGCCTGCAAACCATAAATATTACGCATCGAAATACGAGGCGTAACATCTGTTTCAAAGGCACAGATCAGTACGACCGGAGCCGTATCGGAGTTCAGTGACCCCACGTCGTAACCTCCCCATTTATTGATCTCAGGGAGAGAAGGAACGACCGAAGTCAAAGTCGAGAACTCAGGCAATGCACCGACAGCACACCCGAGCAACCCCCAGCACTTCCTAGTGCCGATCTCGAATTCGGAGGGCAGATGATCAGGCTCCTCCAGTTCAGTCAAATCCACCCTGTGGCGGTATGACCATCCCACGTACACCCCGTCTACCAGGGAATACGCATCTGCGAATGCCGCAATCGAGGCATCCAGCATTATCGGTGCGAGATCTCCCAAGGAGGGTAAATTCCTCGGAAGACCGTAGACGGACCCCGTGATGTAATCGAAATTACTCGCGAGGCGAACGCCCATGTACCGAAGGCCCCTATCGAGTGGACCAACCCCGGGTAAGCGTGTTTCCGGCTTACCAAACGGAGCCGACGCCTCGGTGAGTAAACCCACCGCGGCCGCCAGCCTCACAGACCAATGAGACTTAACGAGGACAGACTCTCCCCCGCTATGTCCCACAGCATCTGCGGAATTGCCGTGGGGTAGACAACCCACGCAACGTGTGTACGCTAAGTGACGGTACATAGCGTGTAGATCGCGAGACGTCATCGTGATCGTCGTCCCACGAGCTGCCTTGGCAAAGGAGAAACCGACCCCATGAACCAAGAAATAGAGCCAAGAACCCTCATGAAGAGAAGGAGCTGACCCCAGCGAACCCCAAGCCGCGTGGACACTCGAGATTGTCGAGCGATCTAGTCCCACACAGACTAGGGAGTTGAAACCCCTGCCCATGACAGAGGGATCTGAAGAGCACACTCGCAACCGCAAGTTGTGGACGATAGCAGCGAAGATATCGTCAAACAACTGCAGTGCAGTCGTGGCTCGACTGACAAAGACCTCACCCTGAACGAGGCCGTTGTCGAAGGCAGAGGAGAAGTCCCCTAACTCATCAGCGAGATAAACCCGCATCATATCGCCCTGCCTCGGCGATAGAGAGAAAGCCGGAGTAACCGACTTTGGAAACTTCTGTTTCTCGAAGTCCATGTCCTTACGAGAAAAGATCGACTTCCTTCTTCCGAAGGAGCCGACCCATTTAACCTCCATCGGAGGTATGGAATCTCCCTCCCAATCTTCGTCGGGGGGAGAGGAGGATGCAGACGTCGATACGCGACCCAGGTCACGCTTTAACACGTCCATCAAGGAGACAGGGCGAAGAGTGACCTTCACCTTCCCATCCTTGTCCTT